TTACGCTTTGTCCGTGCGTACAGCTTCACAAATATCCCCTATGTCACAATCCAAATACTCACAAATACGCAACAGAATAGAAAGGGCTACTTCTTCTCCCTTGTTGAGTTTACTCATAGTACCTGTCGCAAGCTGCAAGTCTTTGCGTAGCTTGGGTTTAGAAATCTCTTTTTCAATAAGCAGTACCCAAAGTTTCTTATAACTAATTTTCATAAATTTTACCTCTTCACCTTATGATAGTCTAAAAAGGTTAGCGTTAAAGTACACGAACTGTATTATAACACAAACCAACACAGATTGCAATAAAATGCTCTGTAAATTAAAGAAAACATTGCAACTTCTTGAAGCGTTTATTTGCATGAATAGAAATTGGATAAGACGAACTTATTTATGTAAAAAATTAGCACAAGCCATGTGTCAATGCGTGGCTTGTGCTTTATTCAAGAAATTGAAAAATATCGCTCTCAAGATTTATCACATCATCCATGGGTATCTTTGTTCCGTTTGTCGTTGTGATCATCCGTTCGTATTCGTCAACCTTTTTGATTTTATCTGTAGTGGTTAGGTAAGCACCGCCGGATTTTGTTTCGTCCGGTTTGAAATATGTAATAGCAATATCGGGCTGCTCGTCCAGCCTTTCAAAGAGAATCTGAAATTTCATATTCAAGTTACTGAGAGCTTCTTCATCCAGTTCTATCTTTTCATCCGTAAGCCGACCGGTCTCCTTGATGGCGGCATCATACCCTGTAAGGGCGGCAAAAGGAGAGAATTGTGCAGCCCGGTCTTTCAAGGACATCTGCGGCCTCGTCTTTGATATAGGATGCGGCAGATTGATAATGTCATCATAATCACCAGTCATGCCTTGTGTCCTCCAATCTGTGCATTCCGGTCTTTGGCGGTCGCACCTTCTTCAAGGTTCATACCCTTTAGGATGGCGTTTTTGCCGTACCGCTTCTTGATGGTCAACATGGCTTGTTGCATTTTCTTTTCTCGTTCAAGCTCTGCTTGTTCTCGCGCCTGTTTTACTTGAAGTGCCTCGTAGTCTGTGAATAAGTCGAGCTGTTCAAAGCCGACATTTTTCTGTGGTGCGGTGGATTCCTCTATCACACGACCTGCGGTGATATTCAATCTTCTTACAAGAAGGTTTTTATCTACAATACGGTCATACAGTTCCGAAACGGCAGATAATATTTTCTTGGTGGAAGATGTATAGCCGTCAAGATTTATCGTGCCATGAGCGTGTTTGGGGATTTGGCGACCATAGTGGTCTTTTGTGATTTCGCCGTGGTACTTGCTCTTGATTACAGGGTCTGTCAAATTCTCAATATCATATCCAACCGTAACAACAATTTGGTCTGTGACAAGTCCTTTGCTTACCAAGTCTAAAACAAGCAGATCTGCCATTTCACGAAGAACGAGTTTTGCCTTATTTGTCTTGTACGGATAATGCAAGACCTGTCCCGAACCCAGACTGTTGGTAGACGGTTTATAGGCTTTTATCGCTTCAATCGTGCAAGGTTCCCAACCCCATGCATGGTCAATTAGCAGTTCCGCATTTTTCCCAAAGAGCTTGTATAGCTTGTCCTCGTCATTTACGGAGCAGCGAGCAATATCGCCCATCGTGAACATTCCATTTTCTTCGAGCTTCTTAGCATACCCTCTGCCAACTCGCCAAAAGTCGGTCAAAGGTTGGTGCTTCCATAGCGTTTTTCTAAAGGTCATTTCGTCAAGCTCTGCAACACGGACACCGTTTTCGTCGGCGGGGATATGCTTTGCAACAATGTCCATAGCGACCTTACAGAGGAACAGATTTGTTCCAATTCCTGCGGTCGCTGTAATTCCGGTTGTCTCCACTACATCCAAAATAATCTTCATGGCAAGGTCGTGCGGAGACAGCTTATATGTATTCAAGTAGTCGGTGACATCCATAAACACTTCGTCGATGGAATACACCACAATGTCCTCCGGTGCGACATATTTCATATAGACACTATAGATGCGGGTGCTATATTCCATGTAGTGCGCCATTCTCGGAGGGGCAATTATAAAGTCTATTGCAAGTTCTGGATTTGCTTGTAGTTCTGAATATAAGTGGGACGAACCATCTTGTCTTCGCCCAGGAGCATCGTGCCGTCGCCCTATATTGGCTTCCTTAATTCTTTGTTTAACCTCAAACAATCGTCCTCGTCCAGAGATTCCATAGGACTTGAGTGAGGGTGTAACCGCCAGGCAGATAGTCTTGTCCGTGCGGCTTTCGTCTGCAACGACAAGGTTGGTGTCCATTGGGTCAAGACCTCGTTCTCTGCACTCAACCGAAGCATAGAACGATTTGAGGTCAATGGCGATATAGGTTCTTTGTTTCATGCCTCGGTCACTCCTCTCGAATAACATCAGCTATGCAAGCTGAAACTAACTATACACAATTGGTTAATTCTTTAAATAATCTGTTACAGCTTTTTTTATTTGCAAAACAAACTGATGGTACATCGGAAGTAGACCATGTTCAGTATTGGGCGTAGCAAAAGTAAGGTCATTCCATTTTTCGGGATTTTTCTCTTGCTCTTGTAAGCATGATAAAAAACTCATGTTCTGCAAAACCATAAGCTCGATTTCCTTTAATGGAACAATTTTGACATGGCTATGTATATACTGTTTTTCCTCTTGCGTGATGTCGCCAACTTTTTTAATTCGCATTTCAAATACTTTATCATATACTTTGTTTTTTGGAACCACAGCATCTTCTAATACAACGGCTACACCAAATAAATTCTTTTGGTCATAGCCCTTATCTAAATTAAAATGATTATCTGAAAAATTTATTATTTGTTGATAGACCTGAAGTATTGCATCTGCATATATTTTAATTTCTCGTTCAATTTCTTCTTGGTTAAACTGTCGTATTTTCAAACTTGGCGATAATGCTTTAGTATCATAGAAAGTACAATAATCTCCTTCAGACACTATAACATCCGGCGTCCGAAATTCATTTCTGCCAATCGTATAAATAATTTCAGGACTAATCCATGTAACGCTTGGAATTTCTTTGTATTTATCGAACAGATACCTTTCAATTACATCTTTTCCAAACTTTTTTCGCAACATATCGTTTCCTGATGTGAGTCTATTTAACAATGATTCCGTAACTGCATTTATTACCAAATAAGGAGATGGAATATATGTGAATTTGGAATCCGAAACTAATGGATAAACATATTGTATTTTTAATCCGTAATAATAATCTAATACATTGTCCTTATATAGTGTTGTCAATTCCTTCTTGTACTTATCCTTTTCGATGCACAACTTCTGAAAGACGTTATCTATTTGAAACGCCTTTGCCAATAACCTCTGACATTCTTTAGCATCTCCTTGCTTATGTGCTTCATGGCTACAATATACAAATACTATATAAGCAAATATCATAAAATCGACATATGAAGCCTGAAACTTTTGGTAAAATTCCGACTTCATATCAATGTTAGAATTAGAAAAACCAAAGAAATAATTATAACGAAATAATTTCTGTAAAAATACGCCCTGTACGGGGTGTTGTTGTAGAGCAGAAATCATCATAAACGTATCGGCATATGTTCCGTTTGTTTCTGCAAGTGTCAACTCAGGATGCCAATAATTACGAATTTTTGTTATGATTTTTGAAAAAATTTCTGAATCTATTTGCTGGTCAACACTATCATTATCATAAATCACAGAAAAAGCCGCAAATGTTTCTAATTCCCAGGGCATTATATTCTGATTAAATGCTAGTTTCATATCGACTTCAGAACTACTCATTATCCTTGATGCAAACCGTTGACACATCATCATTTTGCTATCAAATGAATATTCCTCCAATTCTTTTAGGAACGATAGTTTAGAGTGAGTTAAATCATCTTCGGGCATAAACATTACTTGCCTCCTTTGTTCAATCAAACAATATTCTACAAATTCTTGTTTGTTGGATTAAACGCAAAGGCTCGCAGCCCACTCGTTTAACTCCGCTTTACTTACATTGCTCTTAAAAACTTTGCCGTCAACCAATTTAGCGTTCGGGCAGCTTGGGGCAAGTTTTTCGTTTGTCTTTCCCATAGCGCTACCGCCAGAAGTGGTAAACGGTACAATGTTCCTCATTTCAAAAAATCACTTCTATGCTCTATCCTGCGAAGGTTATAGCCGGTTTCAGCAAGATGGGCAATCTTCAAAGCAACAAGGTTAATATCGGTATTCATAGCCCTTGAAATTTGCTCTGATGTGTAATCGTAATGATATATATACTCAAGGATTTCATCGGTATCCAGCAGGATTTCAGAAGCCACAATATTTGCTTCGTATTCCGGTTTAGTTGTCATATCGTATAGCATGAACTCCTTGATGGCTTTGCCTTTTGCAAGGTGGCGGTGTAATTGGTCGTGACCAATCTCATGGGCACAGACAATACGCTGCATCCTCTCACTTAAATCTTGGTTAATAAAGATAAAGCGGTTTCTCTTAATTACCTTGTACATTCCTTTTAACGGTCCAATGTCTTCACAGAACAGAATCTCGATTCCAAGCTCGTCAGCAATACGGAATGGGTCTCTTGTGCCGCAGCGTTTGACAAGAGAACTGCCAACTTTGGATAGACTTTCAGCGTTAATAATCCCACCTCCCATCGTGGAATACTTTATCATCCTTTTCGTACCAAAAAGCGGACTTATTCTGTTTCAGTTGCTTTTCGATACTTTTTCGGTGTGTATTTTTTGTTCTTTTCCTTTGCAATCCAGTAAGCATCGTTCAGCGCCTTCATTGCTCCCTCGATAGCTTCCTCACTCAGCGAACCACCGGCAAACATTCCGGTCACTTCACTAACAAGCTCGTCTATATCCCGGGCAGCCTTGGAACCGCCTTTTTCGTGAGCGTCAGCAACCATCATGCCGCTGCTGCCCAAAAGATACTCGGTTGTCGTACCCAGTGCGTCTGCAATCCTCTGAACAACCTCAATTTGATAAGGTCTGCGGGAACCGAGTTCGTAATTTTGAATTGTGCGGGTTGAGACGCCAGCCAATTTGGCCAGTTCCGCCTGCGTGATATTTGCTTCGCCTCTCTTTGCTTTCAATCGGTCTTTGAAAATCATAAGGCACCTCTTTCTTTAATTTTTGCGAACACGAACACTTTTTCACAACATTCTATTGACGCGAAATTATGTTCGTGCTAAAATGTACTCACGAACACGCAATAATGTTCGTTAAATTATCATACCACACGAAATTAAGAGTGTCAACAAAAACACGAAATATTGTTCGTGCAGATTTTTAACTTTTTTGTGAACGGAGGGTTTTTATGCTAAACACACGATGCCGCAAGGCTTATGTTTCGGTTAATGTCGATATTGATGAGGAGGGTGGCCTTCATCCACGGCTTATCAGGTGGAAGGACGGGCTTGTATTCCAAATCGACCAGGTTTTATTCAAATGTCGTGCCGCCTCTAAAAAGGTCGGCGGCGGCGGAATAAGATATACCGTTATGATTAGAGGAAGGGAGTCGTTTCTATTCCATGAGGGTAATAAATGGTTCGTAGAAGCAAAGGAGGATTGCCAATGATTTTATCTCACGCAAAAATTGAAGAAATTGCAGCAGCGGTCACAAAGGACTTCAACTTGTTTTTCTTCGGACAGGAAACGAATGAAGGAAAAAGGATGCCGCAAGTGACCCCTATTGACCAGTTTGCAAAAGAATATCTTCACCTGAGTGTATCATTTGAAAATCTCTCCACGGATGGCAGCTTTTGTGGGTTGACGGCTTATGAGGATACGGAATACTCAATCGAAGAAAACGGAATTGAAAGAATAATTCCATTAAAAAAGAATCAGGTTCTTTTGGATAGCAGTTTTATCGCTCCCGGCAATATCAGAAAACTCTGTGGCAAGCGTAGGTTCACCCTTGCCCATGAATGTGCTCATCAGCTTCTTTTCCAACTGGAATCGGACGAGCAGAAGGCAGCGTGTTGCAAGCTATATACCGAACGCCGTACATATTCCTTGAGAGATTTGAAATCCAACGAGGATTGGAATGAATGGCAGGCAAATGCTTTGGGAGCCGCTATACTGATGCCGCAGAAGGAAATAGACCTTGCTATGTGGCGATTTGCACCAGACAGGATTATTCAAAACTATAATGGCTGGCTTCTCCAGCATGACCGTATGGCGGTCGAAATGATGTGCGGCACTTTTGGAGTATCTAAAGCTGCTCTTTTGATTCGTCTCCGGCACCTCGATTATCTGGAAGACCGACCATATTCGGAATATAAAGAGCCTTGGGAGGTGTGGGCATGAGAAAGAATATCAGAGTTCAAGAACCATCACAAGAAATGCAACTGAAAATAATACGGGCAAGGACGGCAATAGCCTCACAAAAACAGCGAAATATCAAGTGCCCGTATTGCTGCCACAATGCGATTACCGTCTATGAAGACACAAGAGGTCATGTGGAGGCGAAGTGCAAAAAATGCGGTTGTGTTACTGTCTTCAATGTGCTTAGCATGAGAAGACTTCGCCACTATTTACACAAGTAGTTAAGAAAAAACTAAATATAGTTCATAGCTGAGCTGTGGAGCCGCCTGAAAGGTGTAGTCATCCCAAAAGCCGCATGAGATAGAAGTACGCAAGTATTTCTATTTTATCGGCACGGGAATTGTGACCACCCTCATGCGGCTCTTTTTTTGACCTTTCTGCTGTTCCCATCAGCGGAAAGGTCTTTATGTTATATACCCAATTTTGCCGTACAGTACGGCGTTGTCGTGGTCCTCCGCTTTGGAATTTGACTTCACCAAAAATCAAATTTCAAAAAAACGGAGGAACCAATATGTCAAACAGATTTAACAAAACAAGCATTTATGCCCTTAACAAGAAATACCCGGATGCCGTCGTGTACCCGACTGCGGATGGGAAGCAGGTTCGTGTCACTTGTGACGACTTTCCGAGCGAAGCCGATTTTCTCGCTTTCAAAGAGTGGTCTGATGAAAACTTCCACGAGGAAGAAAACCTTGAACACAGAGAATCCAATCACACTTTGTCTATGGATGATTTGTCCGAAGCAGCTCTTGCCGTCCCTGCAGACGATGTTGCTATGATTCGTCGCCAAGAACAAGCTGAGAAACGCCGCAAAGAAAAAGAACTCGTCATTCAAATGAAGGACAAGCTCACGGACATACAATTCCGCAGACTTTGGATGTATTGCGTTGATGGTCTGGACACCTATGAAATTGGCGAATTGGAGGGGTCAAGCCACCAGGCGGTATCTAAGTCAATTCGTCTCGCAATAAAAAAATTAAAAAGATTTTCGCTGAAACCATAAAAATGGGTTGCTAAAACGCCCCCAAAACGGCGATAGGTGAAGGAACAAAATCATGTGTCCTTCACCGCACCGAATGAAGTTACTTAAAACGAGTTCGTGCAACGGCTCCTTGACAACTGAATATTCACTCATCAGATACATTCCTGTGTACCACGAGCTACGGCAGGGTGAACGCCACGACCCTATTTCATAGGCGAGCGACAATTCACCACAACCTGCGAGATTCGGATTGCTCCCGAACCGGCGACGACGGACACAGGGTTAATGATACTTCTGTAATTCGCAGCCCGGTCACAAAGAAGACGGGGAGGTTAGATTCCTATGGAACGGTCTCGCAAGCCGTCGTCTGATGAATCCCACTACCGGGGGCGGAGATAAATACGGTAATAAGCAAACATTCGAGGAGTGAGCCGCTAAGGTGGTTCGCTCCTGTACATAAAAGACAAAGGAGGCTTTATGGAACTTAAAATTGACCCAGAATTTGAGGACAAGATACCGCCTCTTACAGCCGAAGAATTTCAGCAGCTTGAAAGTAATATTCTCGCTGACGGATTGGTGATTAGCCCAATTATCACTTGGAATGGTGTTATCGTGGACGGGCACAACCGCTACCGCATTGTGAGCAAGCACCCCCTCATTCAGTTTACCACTTGTGAGAAAGCCTTTATTGACCGATACGAAGCGATTGCCTGGATTTGTAAAAATCAGCTCGGTCGCAGAAATCTTACTCTTAATCAGAAGAAGTATCTGATTGGAAAGCAATATGAGGTTGAAAAGCAAAGGCAAGGTACAAACAATCAGTACATTCAAGCCAAAAGTGAAAGTTCCCAGATTGGGAACTTTCACTCGACCGAAAAGACCTGTGACCGTATCGCAAAAGAAAATAGCATCAGTAAAAACTCCGTGCTTCGTGCAGAAGCCTATTCAAAGGCAGTAGATATTGCCGATGAAATCGAACCCGGTATCCGAGCTGAATTTCTAAACGGCAGCATAAGAGCTACAGAGAAAGAGATTCATGCTCTTGCAAGAGCAGACCCTGAAGACAGACCGGCAATCATCGAGGAAATACGAAAACCGCCAGATGACAAAAAGAAACCACCGTCCAAACCTATCGGAAAGCCATTGACCAAAGTGGAACAAGCATCCGTAGATATGCTGACCACCCGTGGTAAGGGTACGGTGGAAGATATGCTCTATGAATTGGAGGATTCTTTGGATTCCTTGATGTTTCGCTGGACAATGTGTCTTTCCAATAACCGAGATTACTTTTCTGACGAGAAGTATCGGTCTCAAATTCATCAGTTAGCCCATACAGGACTTAATTACTTACAAAAAATACTTATAGGAGAAATACCAAAATGAAGACAAAGAAGTTTATGTTCAAGGAAATCATGCTTTCCAGTGCTCAAATTGAAGTGCCGAGAGGGACATATCAGCGTAAATTCAACGCCCGGCGTGCTCTCAAAATTGCCGAGGATTTTGATGAGCGCATCGCCAACGAACCCAAGGTCAGCTATCGTGACGGAAGATATTTCGTTTTTGACGGTCAGCACACCATCGCTGCCCGTAAGCTTCGCAATGGGGGCAACGACCTCCAATTTAAGTGCAAGGTATACTTTGACATGACCGAGAAGGACGAGGCTATGCTGTTCGCACAGCAGACCGGAATTTCGGCTTCGCTTTCCGCCGGTGCTCGCATCCGTGCTTTGATTTTCGGCGGCGACCCTATTGCCATTGCTTTTATGGAAGCCAACAATAACATCGGCATCTGTTTGGATTACGACCAGGAGCGTGGACTGAACCGTATCGGCTGCATAAAGACCGCCTATGATGCCTACAACAGCATCGGTGAGGAACGCTACAAGGAAGCTATGCTCATCTTGAAAACGACTTGGAATGGCGAACCAGATTCCTTCCGTTCGGAAAATGTTATCGGTGTGACCCGTTTTGTTGACCTCTACCATGACGAATACTGTTCCCATCGCCTTGTGACCCAGCTCCGCTATGTTGATCCGCTTACCATTTATCGTGAGGGGCGAGCGACCGGCATCAACCTTGCGGGATACAAAAAGTATCTGTACCAGGTACTACGCATTTACAACGGCAACAGTAAGAAGAAGACCCTACCGTTGAAATTTTGATATATCCATGTGGCGACTATGGCATTGCTGTAGTCGCTTTGACATACCCGCTATGGAATGTAGAAAGGAACCTACCGTATGAAAGATAACTGGAATTATCGTCGTGGTGACATTTACCTTGTTGACCTCGGCACAAATATTGGCTCGGAGCAAGGCGGTTGCCGCCCGGTATTAGCTATCCAAAATAATGTAGGAAATCATTACGGACCTACTCTAATCGTCGTTCCGATTACATCTCGCTTTTGGAAGAAAGCAAACCAACCCACTCATTCTGTACTTGAGGGAGTACCTAACCTTACAAGCCCCTCCGTGGTACTTACAGAGCAGATTATCACCATTGATAAAACAAGGGTGATGAAATATCTCGGAAAAGTCTCTGATGAGCAAATGAACAATATTGATAAGGCGATTATGGTCAGCCTGAATTTGGGACAGTCTTTTAGGGATTGCCCCATTTAAGTTATACACATTAAGAATCAAAAAATCGCATAGAGATGTAGCTGGCTCGAAAGGAGGGCTGTATGCAGGATTCGATGATTACCTACATGAAGAATATTGACCTTAAAGATATCAACCGTGATGAGCTGGTGGACATCCGTGATGTTAAGGTAAATACGGCACTTCCCAAACGGGAGCGTGCCGTTGATTTTATCCGCCAGATTGGAAATCCATATTGCTACAAGCACGGCAAATATGTGGTAAAGGTCGGCTTCTCCGATACAGAGGTATCCTTGGAGGAACGACTTGCCGGGTACATTCGCTCGAAGTGCTGACATCCTCGACAGCATGGGACGGAATAAGTAAAATACAGGCAGGACTAAAACGACGCTCCAAGCTCGGTGGTTTTGCCATTACTGAGATAAGGAGTGTACAATCATGCTAAATACGCAGAAAAAGATTTGGAATGCCACACTCTATCTCCGTCTGTCCCGTGACGATGGCGATAAGGAGGAGTCCAACAGCATTACCGGACAGCGTGAGCTGCTCCGGGACTACATATCGCAACGCCCCGAACTCAGGGAGTATGCGGTAAGGGTTGACGATGGTTTTTCCGGTTCAACCTTTGAAAGACCGAGTTTTCAGAAAATGATTGAGGATGTTAAAGCAGGACGAACGGACTGCATTATCGTCAAAGACCTCAGCCGCTTCGGTCGTAACTATCTGGATGCCGGTGAGTATATCGAAAAGATATTCCCATTCCTCGGTGTCCGCTTCATTGCTGTCAATGACCATTATGACAGCCTCGGAGACAAGAAAGCCTCCGATGACTTAATTATTCCGTTCAAAAACCTTATCAACGAAGCCTATTGCCGTGATATATCGGTGAAGATTCGCTCTCAGCTTGAAATCAAGCGAAAGAACGGCCAGTTCCTCGGCTCCTTTGCCACCTTTGGCTATCTTAAAGATGAACAAAACAAAAACAAGCTGGTCGTTGATGAGTACGCTGCCGATATTGTTCGTGACATCTTCAAATGGAAATTGGAGGGTGTCAGCCCACAGGATATAGCCGATACCCTTAATAAGCTGGGTGTCCTCTCTCCGATGGAATACAAACGCTCCCTTGGGATGAAGTTCACCACTTCTTTTAAGACCAACACCAAAGCCTTATGGTCTGCAGGTACGGTGATTCGTATTCTAAAAAACCCGATTTATACCGGCGTTCTCGTGCAAGGCAAGGAAACCACACCAAGCTATAAGGTTCATAAACGCATTACCAAGGATGAAAGCGAGTGGATTGTCATAGAGGACAGTCACGAAGCCATCATTACAAAAATTGACTTTAACAGCGTTCAAAAGATATTGAAACTGGATACCCGCCGCAGTCCGGATGACGAAGCGGTTCAGTTATTCAGCGGTATGGTGTTCTGTGGCGATTGCGGTGCCAGTATGGTTCGTAAAACCGTTCCCGCAGGCGGCAGGAAATATATTTATTATGTTTGCTCTGCCCATAAGCAGGACAAAAGCTGCTCTCCCCATCGAATGAGAGATACAGTCCTTGAGGGAATCGTGCTGGACAGCTTGAAACAGCACATCCGTGAGGTAGTGGATATGAGCGAGCTGATAGAGATTACAGACACAGCTCCGCTTCGTACCGCACAGGCTCAAAAGGTTCAAAGGCAGCTTGACAAAAAGCACGAGGAATATGAGAAACTCCAAAAACTGCTGATGTCGCTGTATGAAAACCTTACGGACGGTATTATCGACCGTGAGGAATATGCACGGCTAAAACAAAGCTTTGCCATCCGTGCCGATGAAACTGAAAAGCAGATGGACGCTCTCAGAGAAAGCCTTACCGATATTCAAAATCATGGTACGGAAAATGCGTGGACGGATGAGTTCATCAAACGGCAAGGATTGACGGCTCTTGACCGTGCCGTGGTGGTTGCACTGATAGATAAAATCTTGATACACAGCGATGATGTGCTGGAAATCATTTATCGCTGGCAGGATGAGTTTGCTTGGCAGATTGACATTCTTAGGAGTGCAAGGCTGCGGGAGGTAGTATAAATGGCAAGGACAAAACGAAAGACAAATCCGCTTGTGCAGGAGGTGGCGACTCCCGCACCGGAAAAGAGAATATACAAAACAGCCGCCTATGTTCGCTTGTCCGTAGAAGACAGCGGAAAGCCAGGTACAGATACTATTGAGGGACAAAAGGCTCTGCTGACCTCTTTTATTGAAAGCAAGGAAACGATGGAGCTTGTTTCTCTGTTCTGTGACAACGGGCGAACCGGCACGGACTTTGACCGCCCTCAGTTTGAGAAAATGATGGATGAGGTCCGCAGAGGTCGTATTGATTGCATCGTAGTGAAAGACCTATCCCGTTTCGGTCGCAACTATAAAGAAACCGGCAATTACCTGGAGCGTATCTTTCCGTTTCTCGGCGTTCGCTTCATCGCCGTCAATGACAATTTCGATACGCTGACGGCAGAACGGACGCAGGATGGCTATACCGTGCCTCTCAAAAACCTTATCAACGAGGTTTATAGCAAAGATATTTCTAAAAAATCTGCATCTGCTCTCCATGTCAAGCAACAGAACGGTGAGTTCATCGGAGCGTGGGCACCGTATGGATACAGCAAAGACCCCGACAATAAGCACCACCTTGTTATTAACGAGGAAACAGCTCCCGTCGTACAGCAGATATTCCGCTTACGTTATGAGGGTATCAGCGTGGTGCGGATAGGCAGGCGGCTCAACGATGCCGGTATTCTTTCCCCCTCGGCATATCTCTACGAAACAGGCGAGGTCAAGACAGAGAAATACAAGGGTGTGCTGTGGCATACGCAGATTATCAAGAGCATTTTAGCACATCCGGTTTACATAGGTCACATGGTTCAAGGGCGCAAAAGGCAGTCCTTTTATGAGGGTAAACGACAGACCTATGTGGACGAAGCCGACTGGATTATCGTCCGAAATACCCACGAACCGATTATTGATGAAGAAACCTTTGAGACGGTTCAGAAAATTGCATATCAAAAAAAGAGGGAATACAACGACCGCCTTGGAAAGTTCTCACATCTGGAACACACTGAGAATATTCTGCAAGGGCTTGTATGGTGTCCGAACTGCCAAAGACCGATGGTTCGATACAAGAATGTAAGCCACGAGAAAAAGCTGTGGTACACCTATATCTGCCCCAGTCATGCTGATGACCCTGCCCGCTGCTCCTTTGTGAGCATCCGTGAGGATGAACTGAATGAGGTGCTCTTTACGGCCATACAGTCACAGATAGATATAGCTGCGGATATGGAAGCGGTGGTGAAGAAGCTGAACGCACAACCGGACTACCGCCGTCAGCGTTCCGATTCCACAGCAAAGTTGGAAATGGCAAGGCGTACTCTAAAGCGTACCCATTCTCTCTATGACAGCCTGTATCAGAACTATGTGGAACAGCTTATGACCGAGCAAGAATATGTAACCCTCAAAGCAAGGTACAAAGCTGAAGCTGAGGAAGCCGAAAGGCTAATTGCCGTTTTGGAGCAGGAACAGAGAGAAAGCAAAGTCTACACTACCGAGAACCGATTTATTACAGAGTTTCGTTCTTTCATGGGAACGGACACACTCACAAAAGAAATGGCAGCGGCACTTGTGGAACGCATCTATGTGGATGCCGACAAAAATATTGATATTCGTCTGCGTTATCGAGATGAATATATAGCACTATCAAGATTCATTGAAGGGAGGGCTACTGTATGAGAGTAGCGATGTATCTTCGCCTGTCCAGCGAGGATGTAGACCTAAAAAATACCGACAAATCGGAATCAGAGAGTATATCCAATCAGCGTGGTTTGTTGCAGAATTTCATCAGCAGTCATTCCGAGTTCCGGGGTTGGGAAATCTCCGAGTTTTGTGATGACGGCTGGAGTGGCAAAAACTTTGAAAGACCCGATTTTCTGCGAATGATGGAACAGGTAAAGCAAGGACAGATACAATGTATCATCGTCAAAGACTTATCCCGTTTTGGTCGTGATTATCTCGTGGTCGGCAACTACATCAGCCGTGTATTTCCGTTTATGGGTGTTCGCTTCATTGCCGTCAATGACAGCTTTGACAGCTCCAGACCGAAGGACATTGATAGCCTGGACACTTCCTTCAAAACACTGATTTATGACCTGTACAGCCGTGAGCTATCCAGCAAGGTAAAGAACGCCAAGCGTATGCGAGCTGAAAAAGGCTTATTTCTTAGTCCCTTTGCACCTTATGGTTATGTAAAAGACCCGGACGATAAAAACCGCCTCATCATTGATGAAGAAGCGGCGAACATTGTAAGGCTGATTTTTACCATGACAGCAGACGGAGTAAGACCGACAGAGATTGCCGCAAAGTTCAACCGTGAGAGTGTGCCCACCCCGATGCTGTACAAAAGGGCGGCGGGGTGCTCCCGTGACCGTTGGCCGAGCATTCACGAGGAAAACTTTTGGACACAGAGGAACATCTTCAAAATCCTTCGTGACGAACGCTATATCGGCAAATGCGTATACGGTAAGCGTGAGCGAGATATGGTTGGGCACTGGCACAGCGTAAAGAAAATCAAATCCGATTGGATTGTGGTTGCCGATACTCATGAGGGGATTGTGTCAAAGGAGCTATTTCAGAAGGTGGCAGGCAGAATGAAAGAATACAAGGAGTTCACGCCTTCTGCATCCGAAAGAAATCCGCTTCGTAAAAAGGTGGTCTGCGGTATCTGTGGTCATGCAATGCCGTTCTCCAACACCAAAAATGCAAAGTACCATTGCCGAACGGAACACCTTGGCACACACTTTGATTGCACCTCTGATGGCATAATGCAGGCTGACATTCACGAAATGGTCGTTACATTGGTTCGTACCTATGCCGCCTATGCGGTCAGCTTGGAGCGTTTAGTATTGCTTCAAAAGGAACGCTTACAGGCAGAGCGAAAGTCTGCACGGCGTGAGCTTGGTACTTTGCAAAGCCGAAAGAATCAGCTTGAAAAGTCTCTGCAAGACCTATACGAAAAGCTGATTGACGGAAATATGGATAAGGACAGCTACCTATCCCACAAAGCAAGCATCCATGCTCAGTTGCAGGAGCTTACTGAGAAAATGGAGCAACTTGAAAAATCCTCGCAAGATACATCCGAGCAAGGTGGAGCCTTTATTGATAAATACAAGGAATACACCGAGTTGGAAACCCTCACGACCGAGGTTGCAAGAGATGTGGTAAAGCGAGTGACGGTGTATAAAGACGGCTGCATCGAAATCGAGCTTGCCCTGCGTGATGAACTGGAGGAACTGCTGAACTGTATTGAAATCGTGGATGCGGCTTCTTGACCCCGAAATTTGTAAACACTTTTCAAAAATATTTAGTCCTTACTTGACAGCGGCTGAGGATGGCGATAGCGGTCACAAAGAGACACTGGAGCAAAAGCTTCTGAGTAACGAGATAAAAGTATTGGTGGCGACTGTGGCTCTTGGAATGGGTTTCGACAAACCGGATTTGGGTTTCGTCATCCACTTCCAACGGCCGGCATCCGTCGTTCATTACTACCAACAGGTAGGCCGCGCCGGTAGAGCGGTGAACGAAGCCTATGGCGTCCTTCTGTGCGGAGAAGAGGATGAAACGATCACGAATTATTTTATTGATACTGCTTTTCCCCCTCAACAACACGTTTCTCAAGTTATTCAGGCTCTAAACGAATCTGACAGCGGGTTATCCACAACAGAATTACAGCGAGTGATCAACCTTACCTACCCCAAGATAGAAAAAACTTTAAGGTACCTTTCTGTGGAATCTCCTTCGCCGGTAACGAAGGTCGGCGAGAAATGGCACACCACAGCCATTGCATCTACGTACCGAGTCGACCGGAATACTGTAGAAATGATCACCAACATAAGACACGGAGAACAGAGGCAGATGCGCGACTATATGAACCACTCCGGTTGTTTAATGGCATTTCTGCAGAAGGCTCTAGACGACCCCCTTCCTCAGAACTGCGGAAAATGCAAAAATTGCAATCCCGGGCTATCACTCGACGAATCCTACGGCTTAGAGCTCGCGGAAAGAGCGAAACACTTCCTGCGCCAGGACTATCAACCTCTTCCACCACGAAAAAAGTGGCCGTTAAAGGATATGTTCCGCTCTTATTCGTTTTCCGGTACCTTTATTCCTTCTGAATTACAAGCGTGTGAGGGCCGCGCCTTAAGTATCTGGCGGGATGAGGGGTGGGGTCTACTTGTCGCTCGCGGTAAATATCAGTTTAAGGGGTTTTCTGATGATCTTGTGGCTGCATGCCTGACCTTGGTAAAAAGGTGGTCTCCGCAGCCGGCACCGAGATGGGTAACTTGCATCCCTTCGCTTCAACGTCCTGAATTAGTACGAAGTTTCGCGGAGAGGTTGGCGAACGCCCTCAGATTACCCTTTGTAGCGTGTATCGAGAAAGTGCGCGACAGCAAACCCCAAAAGGAAATGGCAAACAGTTACCAGCAGGCGAAAAACCTGGACGGAGTCTTCCGCGTCGGTGAGGGGTGTTTACCAGAAGCGTGTTTGTTAGTCGATGATGTAACTCATTCTGGATGGACGTTCACCTTGACCTCCGCCCTTTTGCGGGAAGCAGGTTGTTCCGCCGTCTATCCTTTGGCGCTAGCCTTGAACCCGTTTGGGGTTGATTGAGTTGAAAGAGGTAATGACAGAGGATACGAAAGTGATCTTGATGCTTTGCGGCGTGTTCGGGAGAGAAACCCCGGAAAAACCGCTTTCTGTCTCAGAGTATACCCGGTTAGTCCGCTGGTTAATCGGGCGGAAAATGCGCCCAAGCGATCTCTTGAAAAGCGAAGTCCTAAAGGACGCCTCTTCGGAAACCCGTCTGCCCAAGCAAAGAATGGAAGGACTTCTTGCTAGAGGAGCGCAACTCGGTTTCGCCGTGGAAGATTGGCAGAGCAAAAACATCTGGGTAATGAGTCGGAGTGATCACGAATATCCAACGCGATTTAAAAAGAAATTGGGTGACCAAGCGCCTCCATTGCTATTTGGGTCTGGGGAGCGTACCTTACTTCAAGGCGGGGGGCTGGCTATTGTCGGGTCAAGAAACGCGGATGAAAATGGGGAAGCCTTCGCGCGCGAAGTGGCCCGGATGTGCTCCTATAATCGAATGCCAGTGGTTTCCGGAGGCGCTCGCGGTATCGACCGGGTATCTATGTCTGCTGCACTTGAGGCGGGCGGTGTAACAATCGGAGTTCTATGCGATAACCTCTTCAAGCTCAGTTTGGAAAAACAAGCCCGAATTGCCATCGGTGAAGGCAGTTTACTGTTAATTTCCCCTTATAACCCCGAAACCGGTTTCAACGTGGGAATGGCGATGGGAAGGAATAAACTAATCTATGCGATGGCCGATTTTGCATTGGTTGTCAGTTCCGATTATGAGAAAGGAGGTACTTGGGCTGGCGCAGTGGAGGAATTGAAGCGAGAGAGGCGGATACCGGTTTTTGTGAGAGTCAGCAATAATCCGCCGGAAGGCAACGCCCGGCTGGTGGATTTAGGCGCGATCCCGTGGCCGATAGAAATCGATCGGAGTGATTTTAAACAGCACTTGTCCGCGGCGGCGAGCCTACGAGAAGAGGAAAGCTCCCTCATTGAGCGGATTCCAGAAACGCAACCCCAGGCAAAGAAATCGAAAAAGCCAACCACGTTACCGCTCCCGCTCATTCCGACGGATCAAAGAACCGAGACGGAGAAAGAAGGGAGAGCAAATTGCGAACCCTCTTCTGATGAAAGCTTCGCCGGGGCCTCCATCCCTGTTGCGCAAGAAACTCCGCTTCAAGAAACCCCGCTTACGATATATCAAGCCGTTTTACCGGTCATTTTAAGTAGTTTGGAATTCCCTGTATCCCTCGACGATCTTGCCAGAAAGTTAGAAGTGTCCAAAACGCAGTTGAGCAAATGGCTAAAAAAAGCAGTAGACGAAGGGAAAATCCTAAAGTTAGGGCGACCGCTGAAGTATCGTAGAAAAGAATGA